GCGACACGCCTCAAGCCCCACGCAGCAAGCTTCAAGCGTCTCGCCGCTTGCTGCAAGCTTAGTGATCCTGGAACCACGGTACATGGATATTGGAGAAGTTTTAGAGGAGCAAGGACCAAGGGTCTTTGCTAAGATAAAAGTATTGTTGGGATGACGTTTATGGAAGGCGATTTGGTGTGGCGAGAATCTAAGTTTCTTACCTTTACTTACCTTTAATTCTACAGTGCAAAAGTGCCCAGAAGTATTATAGACCAATAGATCAGGAGTACCAAGTAAGCTACTGTTTTCAATCCGAATAAAGGAGAACTCGGGTAACTTTCTTTTAATTTCTTTGTAAAATTTAGCCTCTGGACCCATGTCTTTATTGAGGTAACAACGCCATGCATTACACTAGAGAATCGTGTAATTTATCAGGCAAAATTATCTTCTGATCACGTTTAGTTTTCAACACCAATCTATGAGAATGATGGTTTTTGGCTGCTCCAAAAATTGTTTGATTGTTTTCGTATACTTCCATTTTTCTAATTTCTTCAAGGTATCCATTGATGTCAACAAAAATCACCGCATCGCTTATGGCATTACCTTGTTTTGTAACGCTCTTATCTCTGGCAGTAAAAGTTGCTAAAAATTCTTGTAAATCTCTTACTCTCATTTTTTATTTTCTGCAACAAGTCTTTCGATTTCTTGCTCTAATTGTTTTATAATTCTTACTTGTTCAACAAGTTTACCACTTAATTGTTCTACAATTTTTTTAGTACCAGACAATGCATTCTCAGTCTTAATCCATTCAGATTCTTTCTGTTTCCACTCCCAAATTTCTTTTTTATGTTGTTCTATTAACAATACAATTTCGTCTGTAGTTCTGTGTACTTTCATTATTGACAATATAGGATAGTTACCTTAAAAAGTCAACATGGGAGTTCCTAAAAGATTAACAGAAATGCAAAAAAGATTTGCCGAGTATTTAGTATTTGGTGGACCAAAAGGACCAGTCAATAAAAAAGAAGCAGCCGAGCTGGCCGGCTATTCTCCAAAGAGATGTATGGAAGAGGGGTCAGAACTTACAAACCCAAGACAATCACCATTGGTTGTTAAATACATAGATGAATTAAAGATAGAAAAAATGTTAAAATACGGTGTGACTTTTGAAAGTCATATAACAGAATTATCTAGAATTAAAGATCTTGCCTTGAATAAGAACTCTTTCTCTGCAGCTGTAAACGCTGAAACAAATCGAGGAAAGGCAGGAGGACTATACATAGACAGAAAAATAATAAAACATGGCAAATTAGAAGATATGACAGAAGAACAACTAGAAATGAAAATGGCGCAGATCGAAGAAGATTACGCAGGTCTTTTGAGTGATGATGTTGAGACGATTGAAGATCAGTCTGCATCTTCTGAGTCTTCTAATTGAGTTTTAAGCATATCTATCATCCAATCATTATCTCTAAATACACCCATCATAACGTTAGTTAGTTGATTAACAACAGACTCCTCATGCTCTGGTTTTTCTAATGCTTGTTTTTCTTGATTAAGTCCCGCTACCTGGACGGCTGCATGCATGATTTCATGAAAGATTGTGTTAGCCATTTCTTGACCACACAGGTCGTGTTGCACTTGTATAACATTCTGTCTGTAGTCGTACTCACCAAAACAATCAGTCAATTCCCATTTTTTATAGTTAGGTCTAACATATCTAATTTTAATATCTTTGTAACCAACTCTGACATTGTTAGGCAAGTCATGAGTTTCTACAGGTATCGGTTTTGCTTTTTTTCTAAAATGTTTTGTTTTCTTTCTTATTTTCATATTTGTATATGTATCTAAAAAAAATCAGTTTTTCCAGAATTTTGTATCGCGCGCGCATAGGCAATCTGAAATATAGCCCTAGGTGACATTATAATCTGTCACATGACACTTTTTAAAACCACAATTTGGCAGACATTAGCTATGTATACCAACACTTTTAGTCGAAGTGACAGATTAGACACTTTTTTTAGAGTAGTTTTTATTTTTATTTTTATTTTTTTTACCATACATATACACTGGAGTGCTTAGAATGATTCTAAAGTGTATTTATGCAACACTTGTGACATATTTATCACAGTATGTTTTTATCTGCCTTTTTTCCGCCATAATATTTCCTCATTACGGACAACTTATCTTCAGCTTCTGCAATAATCTGTAATAGTTTGTCAATTTCACCTGTTATATCTATATGCTCAGGTATAACTAAGTTCTGTTCACAAATTATTTCAATCTTGTAGTTTGCATCTTCAATCGCTGCTTCGTATCTCTTTAGAATGGTTCTAAATAGTCTATCGTTCATTTTTTTCCTTCCGTCATTTCTTTTAGCAAACCCGGTAGGTCGCTTTGTTTGATTATATTTTCTTTCTCATCACGCATAAGTTCATTATACATGTTGATTCTTTTTAGTGCCTTGTGTTTCCAGGACCGTAGGTTTGCTCCTTCAGTCTTAAACTCTTGGTAATATAAGTCAGGCGTGCATACCATGATAACTCCTTGCTCAATCTTACTACCGTAGACGTAGTCGTGGGCCATGGCGTACATTGCAATTTGCATGTAATAATCTTCGATCCATTCTTCTTTTTTCGGACGGTTAGATTGTTTGAAGTCAACAATAGTCTCTTTGCCATTATGCAGGCAAACCAAATCTGTTGAGCCCGCGTATAGACCTGGGTAGTGTAACATAACTTCCGAGCCATAATACTCTTCCACTGGCGCAAGACCAATCTCAATAATTTTGTCGGCCATGGGACGCGCCTCTTGTCCGATCTTTGTAAGATCAACGCAGCCAGTTCCAAGAACATAGTGTTCGAGGAATTTGTGCATACAGGTACCCCGTGCACTAGATACATTCTTGATACGTTCTGCTTCTTCTTCTCCAACTTTGGCCTTCCATTCTTTTAGAAATTGTTTATTTTTGGTGGCCCCTAATATCGTAGTCACACTAGGAAGTCTAGAATTATCTATGTCATAAACCCTGGTCCCTGTTCCGGGATCCGTGAGTTGTTTTCCTCGGATATAGTTGTATTTATTACTTTTTTTTAACCCTGATTTAAGCTTATCTAAATCATGATATTCTTTTATATCTTTATCACTCATCATTTTATATTCCTTATAACAAAATAAAGAATCGCTAGACCAATGGCTAAGCAAAACATATTATAAACAAACATTCCTATACCAAATTCAAATGGCATCGGTCCTCTCCTTCTTATTACGTTTAGACTGTTCATAACTTTCTTTTAATTCTTCTTCCTCTTTCTTACCAAAGATTCTATCAAACTCTTTTTTATACAAGTCCGTTGTCGGTCTAGACTTACCATCATATTTAAATTTTTTTTTCATAGTTTTCTTTTTAACTCTTCTAAATACTCACGGTTCTCTTGTTCTCGTGTTAGTTTTTCACGTTCAATGTTTTGTTGACGTTTTAATATCTTAACGTGTTCTCTCCAGGCCTATGAATTAAGTTGACCTGCATACTTCATTATAAAATGTAAACCATTATAAATATATTTATCAAACATTTAATCTACCATTACCAATTCTATCTTCATTTTCTTTTGTCGTGCATTAGGCACACGATTAATTTCTTTAGATTTTTTCCAAGTCGACTTCGTATTTTTACGATAAGATACAGTTTTAACATCTATTAACTTAACGTCTCCTTCTTCACCGACTGCAACCAAATCAAAAGGACAATGTGGGTCCACGCTTTTTGCAACATGATAACCATCTTCTAACAATTGAACAATAACTTTATGTTCACCGACAGTGCCTTTAATAGATTTTTTACTCATACAACCCTCCTGGTTTCCGTGCACGTACTCCCAAGAAGGCAAAGGCTCGAATACTCAGGGTATGGTTTTAGCAATCCCGATATGTAACCTCCAGAGGTGTTTAGCGCGTAGCATTTTTTTACACTTGGAGCTCGTCCTTTTCTATACTTTAAAATTTTATTTAGCATCATTTGTAAATACCCATTTTACTACTGACGTTGTTGGATCAAAGCCATCAAACTTTAGATCCTTAGTGCAGGCTGTCAGAAGTACCATCATCAATCCAACCCATATCATCGATCTCATAAAATTCCCCTTCCGAATCACAGTCCCAACATTGGTGCACTGAAGACTCATCTTTCTCTAAACTCGCCACCTTAACATATCCATTACCTTTACAGGTAGGACAGATATGTACTTTAACTCTAGCTTTTTTTAATTTTTCCATTTAACTTCTTCGCTTTCTCATTTGCAATTGATTCAATGGTCTTACTTATAGATAATTGTGCATCGGGCAATAATACCTTCGACAAACTTATCAATGTCTTATATGTCTCATGTGTTAATGAAACGTTTCTATATTTAGTTATATCGGTCATAGACCTTCCTTTCATTTTAATAATTTTAATATAGGTGATATTATAGGATTGTCAATGAAATTTTTATTAACTTTGGTACTTTGTTCACAAATACAACAAACTTGTTTACAGCCATTCCT